GCTTTCTTGTTTCACTTTACCCATATTTTGCTCATAAATCGTTGCTATTGAATTTTTATTGCCTTCTTAATAGTTTCTATTGGTTTCAATTAAAAATCCTCGCTGTGCCTCTAAAAACACTTAATAATAAATTTCAAAAAAAACAAAGTCCTATTATTATATATATTATTATTTATATTATTATATTATATATACAATGGGTTGTTTTGCACCATTGCAATGGTCGGTTTCGTACCATTGGAATGGGTCGTTTTGCACCATTGCAATGGGTCGTTTTAACCCATTGATGATTTTTAAGAACTTACAAACATTTTATAAGAACTTACATATTATAATTGTTGTTTAATCGTATCTTTTCCTTAATTGCAATTTCTGTCAAATCAATTAATAATTGATGCAATTCAAGCGTGGAGAATTTAGATAAACTTTTTGCCTTTCTTGCAAGTTGATTTAATCTTTCAATGCCAATTTCATTTTTTAATTTATTTTCAAAGACTTTTAAATTGCCCTGTTTTACAACGTTACATTCATAACATTGTACACGGACGTTATCCAAGTCCCACCGAGTGCCAAAATAACGGCGACTATGAAAATGTCCACATTGCAATTGATTAATTGGCAAAACTTGTCCACACGTGTAACAAGTATTAGTTCCATTCACTGCATCTTTATTCCTTACAATCATTGACAACAATTTATCTAATTGTCCAATTAATTTACTTCTTGCATTCATAATACAAAATTAACATTTATCATAACAGCAATTTTACGTAAATTTCTCTGATTGTTAGTATTTAATTTTGTAAAAAAATTATAAGTTAATATTATGGAACTATGGGTAGACGTATTTAAAACTGGCGAGCACACCGACAGCAGTGGCGACACGCAGACGTGGACAGAAAATGATTTAAATGAAATTGCAAATCTTTATAATCACCAAAACCCCGACGAACAGCACCTCGCACCTGTGGTTTACGGGCACCCGTCAAGCGAGGATGCGGCGTTAGGTTGGGTGGACAAATTAAAAGTTGATGGCAATATCTTAAAAGCTAAATTAGTTGATTTAAGCGAGCAATTAATTCAATCAATCAAAGATGGAGCTTATAAATTCCAATCAATCGCTTTGTATCCAAACAGACTTTTACGGCACCTCGGAATACTGGGAGCAGTGCCACCAGCGGTTAAAGGGTTAAAGCCTTTATCCGAGTATTTCTCAGATAGCAAATTTCTTTTATTTGAATTTGCCGCCAATGATATTAACGATATAGAGAAAATCAAGGAATACATACGGCAAAAATACGGGGAAGACGATTACCAAATAATGTTGAAAGATTTATTATTATTAAAACCAGAGGATAACCAAATGGACACAACAACACAAAATAACAACATACCAGCAGATAATACACAACAAGCATTAAGCGAAGCAAAATTTAACGAAATGGGTGTGAAAATTAAAGAATTAGAAAGAAAGAACGAGGAATTAGCTTTTGACCTATTCTTTAATGAGTTAGCACTACAGGGTTATGTAATTCCAGCACAGAAGGAATTAATTAAGAGCATTGCAGTTCCAAATTACCAATTTGGAGAAGGCAAAACACTACTTACAAATCTAACAGAATTAATTAAAACATTTCCAAAGCAAATTGAATTTAAAGAAGTGGCAAAAGAAGCACCACCAACCGACGAAATTGACGAACAAACTAAACTACTTGTAGACTTAATTAAGGGAGTAAAATAATGAGCGATTTAGGTATTACAAATACAGGAAACATCGGTGTTAGTAGTATTTTCTATAAGAACACCGATACTTATGAAATAAAGGGAACAATTGAAAGCGGACAAGGCGTTTTACCCGTTGGCACGGTATTAAGCAAGGATGTTGCAGGCACTAAATACATTAAGTGCACAGACACAACAAAAATTGAAGGTGTTTTAGGCGAAGACGTGGACGCAACAAGTGCAGACGTTGCAAACGTTGTAATTTACGTTCACGGGCAATTCTTAACAAATGAATTAACAGCAGGCGTTGCGTTAAGCGATGGTGCTTATAAATACGGAACTTTAAACTTTAAATCGGAGATATAGATATGTCTATTGATATGATAACAAACTGGAGAAGCTTAACAGCAGGTATAAATAGTTTCAATACGCAACCAACGTTTGCGTTGAAGAATATCTTTCAAGCAACTGAAAGCCACGCATCCGATATTATAGATTGGGAGGTGTGGACAAGGACTTCTAAATTAGCATCATTTGTAAGCGATACCGAAAGTCCAGTACCAAGCTCCAAGGGAACAGGTGTAACTTATTCTGTTAAAATTCCAAAAACAGCAAATATTAAATTATTCACAGCGAAAGAATTAGCAGACTATAAAAGGCTCCAAGACGCCGGATACATACAGAATGCCAGCCAAAGACTACAAGCACAAGCACAATTTGTAACCGACGAATTGAAATACGAACAACTTGCAGTTATGCGGACACGTGAATTTATGGCGATGAAATTACTTGTAGACGGCACATTAACCGCTGGCAATAATACAATAACTATGAATTACGTTTCCAACAAGCAAACATTCACATTAACAAGTGGTAATAAATGGAGCGATAGTGGAGTTAATCCATTAGATACAATTGATACATACAAATCAACAATAATGAAGCGTTCAAATGCAGTTCCTAATATTTGCTTATTAGGCTCTAACGCATCAAGTTATTTCAAGAAAAACGATACTATTCTTAAGCAATTAGACGCCAATAATTACCGTACTGGTGCATTAGACCTAACACAAGGCATTACAGAAGGCTCGGTTATATTCTTAGGAACAATACGTGGTATTAGTTTCTTTGAATACGTAGGAACTTATGACGACGGCGGCACTTCAACAGATATTATGAATGCAAATAAGATTTGTTTGTTAGCAACGGACGGTTCATTCAGAATGCACCACGCACCAATTATTAAGACAGACGGCATATTCCAAGATGATATTTATGTTAGAGTAACAGAAGACCCGTACGGCAACTGGAAAAGCTGGACAATTGAACAAAAATCATTACCAATAGTCCACAATAAAGATTTAGTTATTAGTGCAGTAGTAGTGTAATATGTACATAACAAGCGATTATTTTATCAATATAATGACTGAAAGAGCAGTTGCTCAATTAACCGACGATGTGAACGGGGAAACTATTAATACAGATTTAGTTAATCTTATTATTGCTAATCAATCCGAGTTAATTGACAATTATTTAAGAGGGAGATATTTACTCCCTCTTAAAAACTCGCATTATATTCTTAAAGCAATATGTTTTGATTTGACAAAATACGAATTATACAAGCGGCGCAATGCGGTGAACGAAGGTGTGAAAGATAGTTATATGCAGGCAATGAAACTATTAGAGGATATTAACACAGGAAAGATTATATTGAACGAGGATAATATGAGCCAATCATTTATTTACACAACCGACAAATCGGTATATACAAATGACTTATAGTGAAATAGAAAATAAGATAGTAGAAAGATTAAAGGAATATTTGCCAGGTTACGAAGTTGTAAGTTATCCGAGCAGACCGGAGGACTTTCAATTCACGCACCCGCTGGCATCAATATTAGTAAAGTTCCAAAGCACACAATACGTAAAACAAGCCGCAATGATTAATTACGAAGTTCACATTATTAGCAGAAGTCTAATCGGAGCAGAAGGGTATGATTTATTAGAAAAGACACGGGATATATTAACGAAAGACTTTGAATTAAACGGAACAAGGTTTTATGTTGTCAGCGAGCAACAATACGATTATTTTGATGGTAAATGGTTTTATCGTTTATCAATCAGTTTACCATTTTTGACTTTTCAAGGATATTAAAAAAAATAATATAAAGGAAAAAAAATGAAAAAGACATTCAGTGATATAATTAGTTTTATCACCAGGCACGCAGTGTGGATAACTGCAATTCTATTAGGATTGGCGGTATTAAGTCCTTTTTTGGAAATATACAACAAAGTGATTATTATTATAATCTTACTTGGCGTTGCATTAGGTTGGTCTAATCTCGCAGTATTTTCATTCACAAAGATTAATTTAACCAAGAAAATAATGTCCGGGGATGATGGTGCATCCTCTGCATCGGAGCAGATAGCAACAGCGATTATTATTGCTGGGATACTATTAGGCGTTCATATTTTAGTAGGATTGGCATTTTACATTTTGACTTTAAATGTTTAAGCACATCAGACATATTGCACTATTGGTAATTATTCTTGCTAATGTTGTGTATTCACAACAGCGGTATGAATTACCAACCCTTTTTGATACGAATTTGCCAAGAATAGAATTAGCAGAAACACAATTAGGAATAAGAGAGGAAACGAATTTTTCTATTATTCAAGAATATTTACGAAGTGTAAATATTTATGCGAACGCTTCCTGGTGTAACGCTTTCCAATATTGGCTAATGGACTCAGTTTGTAGAGAATTACAAATAATAAACCCAATGCCAAAAAGTGGTCTTGCAAATTCAAGTTACGATTATGCAATAAGAAAAGGGAATAGAACTACATTTATTCCACAACCCGGAGACTTAATCGTGTGGCGAACCGAGGGTAAGTGGACAGGACACGTAGGATTAATAATACAGGCACGCAATCAAGCAAGTGTAATAACAATTGAAGGTAATACTTCGAGCAATTCTTTTAGAACGGGCGGTTGCGTTGAGAAAAAGGTAAGACTTACTAACCATCCAATTGGTAAACATTTACTCAGGGGCATTGTGGGATTTAAATCACAACTTAAATCATAGAAAATGGAATCAACAAATATATTATTTTGGGCGTTTAACGGACTTGCAATTGGTATTTTTACCATAATGGCGTATTTATTGAAAAACGTTTTTGAAGGTGTTAAAAAAGAATTAGCAGAATTAAAAGTAGTAATGAATGCGATACTTGAATTTGTGGCAATTCAGAAGGAAAAGAACAGCCATTATGGGCAAGCAATTGACGATATTCGTAACAAACTTAATATTATAGAAACAAAGCAAGAACAACACATTGAATTAATAAATAAAATGAAAAATACACACAATTTAGTACACCCGGATAAGAAGGTATAAAGTGACAATATTAGGTAAAGAGTACGAAATAATAGAAGCAGACGCAACAATAATGAATGATAAAGTGGGCATTTGTGAATTTACAAAGCAAAAGATTTACATTGCAACAGGATTAGCAGACGATTTATATGCGGATACATTATTACACGAAATTTTACACGTTATTGATTTTACTATTGGATTAGAACTTACAGAAAAGCAAGTTATAGGAATTGCTGGGGGCTTATATGCAGTGTGGAAAGATAACCAAAATATTATAGAGGGTATCAATAAGGAACCAAACAGGAAAAAAGTAAAATGAAATACGAAACAGACATAATACCGACTTGTCATACGTGCATCCACTGGTATTATATTGGCATTCACCGTGGAGTGTGTAAATCCGACGAATTCCAAGTAATAACAAGCAACGACAAGAAGCATTATGTAACAACAAGGCAAGACTTTTTCTGTGCGGCTTATAGTCCCAACAGCGAATTAATTGACAACATAATTAAGGTTGA